TCACCGCTTAATACTTTTCGCACTTGCAGTTCCTTGGTTTACACCTGGACTCCAAAGGCTTTCTGCTTTGAAACCTGCGGTTGAGTCAGCTGACGGCATCCACCGTCCGTAAACCCGCGCGATCATTGTCCAATCGCTGTGCCCCATCTGCTTCGCCACCCACATTGGATGCTCTCCGGCCGATAGCATCATAGAGGCGTACGTGTGCCGAGTCTGATACGGGCGGCGATAACGCACTCCCGCCTTCTTCATCGCCGGAACCCACATCGTCTTACGGATCGGCCCGTCGCCTGCCCAGCGTTCAAGGGTGCGAGGATTCTGGAACACCTCCGCGTCCGCCAGAAAGGTGTGTGCCTTCTGCGCTTTCAGCGCCTCCATCGCAGGCTTCAGCAGTTTTACGGATCTGCGTCCGGCCGTAGTCTTCGTCACCTCGGCTTTACCCTTTGCTGCTTGCGTCATAGCCCGACTGACCATCACTTCCTCGCGCAGCCAGTCGATATCCCCCCAGTCCAGCGCAACCAGTTCGCTCGTGCGCAAGCCAGTCCATAGCGCGAACTGCATCATGTTGCGTGCCTGGCCGTTTAGCGCCGCCAGCACGGCCTGTTGCTCTTCTGGACTGAACGGGTCCACATCATCGTTCTTGGTCGGCGCTTCCTTCCGTGAGTAGGTCCAACCTGCCAGAGGATTCACATCGATCAGCTCTTCTTCGGCGGCGTCGTTAAGCGCCGATCTTAGGCAACTCTGGATGTTGCTCAGTGTCTTGTTGCTGATTTCCACGGTGCTCAGCCAGTCGCGCACGTCTTTACGTTTCAGCTCGACCACCATTCGCTCGCCCAAGGCTGGCACCAGGCGCAGCTCCACGATCTTGCGATAGCCGTCGAACGTGCTGCTCGATACGTGCCGCTTCTTTCCGTCCAGCCAGCGAGTCAGGAATCCTGCCACTGTTTCCCGGTTCGCCTCAGGCGCAAACTTTGCGGCCCTGGGCGAGCCGGGAAATGTCACCGAGTAGTCGAACGCGCCGATCGATATCGCATGCTCTATCGCAGCCTTGTGCTGCTCGGCCTTCTTCAGATTAGTGGGGGAGGGCTTGAGCGTGATGCGCTCGCGGCACCGGACGCCCCGATACATGAACGTGATTTCGATGCTCGTATCGGAGACCGCCCGAACTCCCCGCCCGTCTCTACCCATGATTCGTACCCTTCCATGTCGATGAGCGTCCGGCCATCCGGAGCCCTGTACCAGATTTCGCCAAGCCGCCAAATTCCATCACGGATTTTCGAGCGGATAGCGTCCTCGCTGTAGCCAGACTCGCTGGCGAATTTCCTGATGGTCATGTAGCGCATTGGTTGCTACTCCTGCCGCGTCAGGTATGGAACTGCGGGCGAAACCGACGCGTCAGCCTTCATCATCGCGCGCCCCTGATTCAGCGACCGTGCGCAGCTTGAGTGCGATCCCGCAGGAGTTGGCCAAGCCGGTCAGCTGGCCCACGGTCGTTGCCGGGTCTTGAAGCGCCTGACCGAACCGAATCAGGCGCTCGCCCAGGCTCTCGAACTCGGTGCGCAGGTGGAGCTGTGCGCCTTGGCTGAGAGTGCTCATGCCTCCTTCTCCTGATTGGCCTTTGCAGCTTCGTGCGTAGCAGCCTTTGCAAGCGCATCAAGCAAGAGCTCTTGCCGCTCCTGGCCATGCAGGTACAGGCGAAGGGCACGGATCACGACGGTGTTCATGCTGGTGTCGCTATCTGCCGCCGCGCGCTCAACTTCGCTGCGCATATCACCCGGGAAGCGCACGACGAATTTATCTGCACCGCGGCTACCGCCTTCATACCGTTGCATGGCGATCACTCCCGGAGCGAGGGTTGGCCAACTTGGCAGTGCGGATTTCGGAACGGTCGACTGCCAGATCGGCCGGAGCATCAATGCCCAGTCGGATCTGTCCATCGCGGCCGCTGATCACGGTGATTTTGATGTCGTTGCCAATGACTATGGCTTCGCCGAAACGACGGGTGAGTATCAACATAGTGCTGCTCCTTGAGGTTTTTCGGACAAGCCGATGGCCTGCCGCGATGTTGGCTTTCGCAAAATTAGGTTTGGGTTATGCCGCCAGCGTCACTTCATGGCGCTTGGCGGCGATTCGGGTTTCGATCTTTGTATCCGAGCCGCCACTGCGACGAACTTTGGTCATAGGATCTTCGGCGAGTGCGCCGTGGGCAGCCAGCACCAAGGCAAGTGCTGCAGCAGGGGAGATTAGGCCGCGGCGAAATGCTTCTGCCACCAAAGCAGGGCGTTTGTATACGCCGAGCTTGTGCATACACGATTCAATGCGGCCTTTGACCGAGCGCGGCGAAAGACCGTCATGCTTGGCGATCTCCTTGTCAGTCTGGCCTGCAGCAACTGCCAGCAGGCAGGAGAGCTCACGCTCGGCGAGACCAAGACCAAGATTTCCTTTCCATAAGCCGTTGCTGATGCATTGCATGAGGTGCCACCCGTGACCAAAGTTGTCGTCTGGCGGCTATAGTGCTGGCGGGATTTTTTTGTGTCAATCCCTGCGGGATTATTTATTTAAAGCCCTGGTATTTTTGCGTCGATGACGCGCCCGATCAATACCCAAGAATCATCCATATTTACGGTGCGGAAAGCCGGATTCAGGGGCGCTAGATATTCCCAGCCCGCGTCATGCACGTACTGCTTGAAAGTAGTCTCACCGTCGACGTGTTGCGCGATGTAGAACTTCCCGTTCACTAAATCGAAGCCTTCAGGCTGGACCAGAATCCGCGTGCCTTCTGGGAAGCTCGGGTTTGTAGAGGCGGTCATTGAAGCCCCTTTGACCTCGAGCCAATACCCGGCCTCACCAGCATTCTCGGTGCTAGCGATGTATTCCTCGCTGCTGGCTGGAAAAACCCCTGCCGGTGACTCTGCCCTTGCTCCTGCGGCGACCCAGCTAATCAATGGGTATCTCCTTGGCGCTCTCCACGGTTGTGTTACAGGCTCAACGTTGGAGCCTTCTCGTTCGCCCTGGTGTTTTTCGGCCAAGCCTTCACCCGAAACAGCTTTCGTCATCATATGAATCAGCTTGGCTAACCTGGGGCTGAATGCCTCAACGGGCACCTGAAGCAAGTGCGCGACTTGGACTGCAAAGGGAGTGTTTAACGCATTCCGGCCATTTAGATAATGGGAAAACGATCCTTGATTCATGCCAAGCGCTTCTGCAGCTTTTTCTTGCGTCAACCCGAGCGCTTTGCGCTTTTCCATAAAAATGGCTTTGAGCGCGGCGCATTCCTGCTTTGCGACGAGGGGGAGTTCTTTCTTTTTCATGGAAGCACCTTATGTCTGGCGGGACTTAAATTCAAATGCCGCCAGCATTGACTTTAAAAAATCCCGCAAGCACTATTTAAAAAGAACCGAAATAGTGGAGTCATCCCGGTGCAACGAATTCCTCTTGCTGAATACGCAGCAAAGCGACATGCCGGTACAGCCGAAAAGCTCGGAATGAGCCAGGGCTCGTTGAGTAAGGCTATCCGTGAAGGGCGATCCATCTTCGTGATCGTGTCCGACGACGGCAGACTGTCCGCCCTCGAAGAGAAACCGTTTCCAAGTCAGCGTCGAGGCAACTCAGCTCAACGATGCACAAATAATAATCCCGCAGGCTCTGAATTTTCAGGCTCAAAAGTACCTGTTAATCCATCCAGTAACCAGCAGGCGTCCCTGTGACCGCCTGCCAATTCAAGTTTTTGCTGTCCGGCTAACCCAAACGCCGGGCACAAAAAAGCCCGACCTAAGTCGAGCTTCTTGTTCAGTACCCGTTGGCGCGGGGACTGCGCATTCACTTTGCTTCGAGAAAATCAAAATGAAATCAGAAAATACCACCCGCGCAGCTACAGCGCAAGTAACCCTGGTTACCACAAGCGTCGAATTTGGCGAAACGCAAATTGCAAATTGCGGCGAATGTCTCTTTCAGACAGTGCCTTCAATGCAGGTTGAAGACGCGCTACAGAAAGCACGGACGCTGTCGCTGGGTCTTTCCCAAATTTGCGAGGACATGCGCGAGTCGATCAATTACGGGAATCTTGTTCATTGCGATGGCATGGCAGTTCTGGGGTTCGTGGCTGAAGCGATTCATGCGCTTGTCTGCTCGACCCAGGATGGCATCACCGTCCCCGAGCAAAAGGAGGCAGGCCAATGAGCATCCCGTCCCTGCATGATCTGATCATCGATGTTGAGGCGCAATTTCCAGCAGAGTCCTCTGGGCTCAAGCTGACTAACCATCAAGTAACACGGCTCGAACGCATCAAGCAGGCGTCAACTGAGACCGCCAATATCCTTATCACAGGCATTGAAGCGGTAGGCGAAATGATGGGGTCGGCTGAGGGGGGCGAAATGTCCACTGAGTCCGTGGTGGGTATTGGCTGGCTTCTCAAAGAGCTGGCAAGTCTCACCCGCAGGCTGCAGGAGGAGCGCAATGCAGCGGGATACAAGCTGGAAAGTATGAAGAGCGCGCCACAAAAAGACGAGCCTGCAAATCGTGGCGCGAGTGCTGGAGGTGCCCAGTGAGCAATCCAGGTGAGTACACACACGTCGCTAAACGTCTTGGCGAATACCTGGACACCATCGCAACTCTTTCCGATGTGCTGGTGGAATCCACTGTTGCCCGTGAAGACTCTGATGAAGGCCCGCCGCAATCGTCGCTCGATAGCCGATGCGAGGCTGGTGTGCAGACTGCTATCCGCCTTCTCGCTATGGCTGCCTATGCCGATCTTCAGTCGATGGCCCAAGGCTTGGGGATACCAGAATGAACCTGATCACCATCAACAACACCTCAATGCCCATCGTTGAGTATCGCGGCCAGCGCGTTGTTACGCTCGCGATGATTGATCAGGTGCATGAGCGGCCGGATGGCACGGCCCGTCGTAACTTCAATGAGCATCGTTCGCGCTTCGTTGAGGGTGTGCATTGCTTCGAGGTGACCGCGAACGAAATTCGTACACAGTCGCTGGGTCGAGCTTTTGCGGCAAGGACTGCCAAGGGTGTGCTGCTTACTGAGCGCGGCTACATGATGCTAACCAAACCATTCAACGACGACCTGGCTTGGGATGTTCAATCACGTCTGGTCGATGAGTATTTCAGACCACCCGCGGCACCGGCACTCCCCCAGGATCTTCCGGCAGCTCTGCGCCTTGCCGCTGACCTCGCCGAGGAAAAGGCCGTGCTGGCAATCGAAAACCAGCAGCAGGCCAAGAAGATCGATGCGTTGGAACACTTGTTCATGCCTGGCGAGACGCCCACCCAGTTCGCCAAACGCCTCAACGGCGTCAACTCCCAGCAGATCAACGCCTATCTCATGGAGCTGAAATGGATATTCAACGCCGAGAGAGACCCGGATCACAAGGCCAAGTACCGCGTCTACGCAGTTGCACGCGACAAGCATTGGCTGACTGAGAAGCCGTTCAATGTGGGCGGCGAGGGTATCAAGTCGTTCATCCGCTATGCGCCGGTAATGCTGGAGGCGGGGACCGTGAAGCTCTTCGACCTGTACATGGCCGAGAAACTGCCCATGAAAAAGACGTGGGATGGACAGTTTTTTTACGAGAAATTCAATCCGGAGAAGCCCCTGTGAGCAAGAAAATTACCTACGAAGAACTCATGGGGCAGATCGCCGAGGCCGCTGTGAACTACCAGCAGGCCGAGACCCAGCGCAACAGCCTGCGTCGTGAGTTGAATGCTCTGTACAAGACCTACTTCACTGCATACGGCCATCCGTACCCCGATGAGCCACGCAAGCGCATTGACCCCGAGGATGACCGGTTCGGCGGTGTGCTGCGTTTCACCGATGCTGCTTTCCAGCGCTGGCTTGCGGCGCGCTATCTGACCACCAGTACCAAACGCAAAATGCGAACGCTGATTCAGCGCCTGGAGCGTGCGCTGTGAGCAATGTAATCAACCTTTTCCCAAAACTAACGTCAGCGGACATGATCAATCAGGCGTTTTTCGAAAGATTCACTGACGCGGCCCTGTTGCTCACTTGTTTCCAGAGGGTGCAGGACGCAGTCGAGTTCATTCATGACGGTGGCAAAATCGAAGAGCGTGACGACAGCTACATTGATCTGGTCGGCGCGTACTGGGCGCTCAAGGTCCTGTTCGAGCGCCGTACCGGCGGAGACGCCCAGAAGGTTTCAGACGATCACCGAGAGGTGGAGAGTCGGTGCCTGCTGGCAGGTGAGCAACCGCCAGATATGCACATTCCGGTAGCTGGCTCGCTCGTTGCGCCTACGCCCCCGGAGGTATACAGCGAGCTAAGTGATAAGGCACTGGCATGCAAGGCATTCAACTCTGCCGAGCAGATCCGCCTGGGCACAAACGCGACGCTTGCTGCAAACAACGCGCAAATCGGTGCCACGCTTGCGGTGGAGGCGATCAATGTCACAACCGCGCTTCGCCAGCTTGTGCTGCGCCTCTCTGGTGGATCACTGGAGGCGATGGCCGCACAGATCGCCCGGAAGCCAGGGGAGACCCTGCAATGAGTGTTCAAGCAATGTCCTGGGCCCTGGCTCAGCAGATCGTAACCGAGGCCCACGGTCGTCATGTGCTGCTGTGCTTGGCCAACTATGCAGATCAAGATGGACGAGCTGCATTCCCTTCAATATCGAGCCTGTCTCGCGATACTGGCCTGTCTCCACGCACTGTGCAGTACCGCATCCGTGACCTCGAAAATCTGGGTGTGATCAAGCGCGGAAATCAGGCGATTCCTTCGGCCTACATCAGCCAGAAAGACCGCCTTCCTGTGTGCTATGACATCGACCTGAAACGGGGTGCACACCATGCACCCGGTGCATGCGAAGACATAACGGGGTGCACGCCAGAACATAACGGGGTGCACGCCACGACAGAACGGGGTGCACAGCATGCACCCAATCCACCCATTAACCACCCATTAACCATCCATAACCATAAAGAGGGCGATAACGCCTCGGATAAGGATGAGCAGAAAGGAAAATCTATTCGCAAAAATCCAAAGTTCGACCCGGTATCGGCGAAGCCTGATAACGCTTCGGAAAAGGCATGGGCTGATTTCTGCGATATGCGGAAGACCAAAAGGGCACCACTGACGCTTCGTGCATGCGAAATGATCGCCGCCAAGCTGGCAAATCATGCTGACCCAGACGCGGTATTGGACAAGTCCACGGCCAGCAGCTGGAGCGATGTGTATCCAGAGTCTATTTTGCCAGGCACCAGCGCCAAGAACGGAAAGCCATCTCGTCACACCCGGCTCGATCAGGTTGACCACACCGACGGGCTGGAGCTGGACGGCAATGGCAACTATCGGATCGCGGGGGATGGCCAATGACCACTCAACCGCGCTACACCGTCGACACCCGCCCTGGCGCCTGCTCGATACACGGCCACTACACCAACGCTCTGGTCGAACAGTTTGGAGCCGACCCGATCTGGTACGGCTGCTCTCGCTGCGAGTTTGATAACCGGCATTCAGCAGACATCAGCGTCCGATCTGGCGGTGTGCTGGTTCACACCGAGCGCTTGCTGAACGCTCGGCTGCTTGATTCATGCATCCCGGCCCGGTTCCAGCAGTCCACCCTTGAAAACTGGGTTGCTGGGGATGACGACGCCAAAGCTAGGGCATGGAGCGTCGCCACGGGCTTCGTGGAGGCCTTCGCCGAAAACTATCAGGCCGGCCGCTGCGTGATGCTGCTGGGGCAGGTGGGCACCGGCAAAACTCATCTTGCGACAGCCATGCTGCAGCAGGTCATCCGTTACTTCGGGGCCCAGGGCGTGCGCGGCCTGTACGTCACTGCCGGCGGCATCATCCGCAGCATCAAGGAAACGTTCGGCTCGCAGACCAAGACCGAATCGCAGGCCTATTCCGATTTGATCGCACCGCATTTGTTGGTTATCGACGAAGTGGGCCTGCAGAACGGCACCGACTTCGAACGCCAGGTGCTGTTCGAGGTGATCAACGGGCGTTACGAGCAGCTCAAGCCGACGATTGTCGTCAGCAACCTGAGCATCACCGATCTGAAAGTGAGCATGGGCGATCGCGCCGTGGATCGGCTGCGTGACCGTGGCGGACTGGTTTGCGTATTCCGATGGCCCTCTGCGCGAGGTGCAGCATGAGCCGCGAACTTTACAGCCTTGAGGCTGAGCACGGGCTTCTGGGCGCACTGCTGCTGGACGCCTCCCTGTTCGACGCTATTACCGACCGGCTCACGACGGCCGACTTCGCCTATGACGACAACGCCGCGCTGTATCAGGCGATCATCGACACGCACGCCACCGGCCAGCCAGTGGACGTCGTGACGGTGGGCATTGAGTATCCGGACCTGCCGAGCGGCGGGCGGACGCTGGCTTATGCGTCAGAAATCGCCAAGAACATCCCCAGCACGGCGAACTGGGCCGGGTATCAGCGCATCGTCCTGGAGCGCTCAGCACTGCGCCGAGTGGTTGAGGTGGCGGACGTGATCAGGGATTCGGCCAGCGAAAGCTTGCCGGTCGCTGACATCATCGCGCTGGCTCAGCAGGCAACAGCGGATCTGCGTGATCTGGGTGCGCCCGATCGGAAGGATTACTACAAGTACAGCGAGGTACTGACCCCCGTAATTGATGGCATCGACAGCCGGTTCAACGGCGCGAAGCAGCTCGGGCACTCCAGCGGTTTGAAGGATCTGGACGAGCTGATCCGAGGCCTTCGCAACAAGAACATGATCGTGATCGCGGGGCTGCCGGGTTCAGGCAAAACAACGCTGGGCGTTCAAATCGCCCAGCAAATTGCATGCGTAGACAACGGTGTCGGCCTCATCGTCTCGATGGAGATGACCAAGGAAGAGCTGGTCACGCGCGGCATTGCGTCCGTGGGCGGCGTAAGCCTGACGCGTCTTGATGAGGGGCATACGCTCCAGGATGAGGACTGGCCGAAGATCACCAGCGCCGTGAACGTGCTGCACAACTCCAAGCTGTTCGTCTGTGACGAGGAAGGCATGACCGCCGCCCGCATTCGCTCGACAGCCAGGCAGGTGCAGCGCAAAGAGGGGCTCAGCATCGTGGTGGTGGATTACATCGGCCTGATCGCCGCTGAGGGCGCTGGCCAGAACCGAACCCTTGAGCTGGGCAAGATATCCACAGCGCTCAAGAACATGGCCAAAGAGCTGGACGTGCCGGTGATCGTGCTGGCGCAGCTCAACCGTGGATCAACCAACCGCACGGACAAGAAGCCACGGCCGAGCGACCTGCGCGACTCGGGGCAGATCGAGGCTGACGCCGATGTCGTGATCCTCGTTCACCGTGACCCAGACAGCGAGGAAGGCCTGAACGGCGTCACTGAGCTGATCGTGGGCAAGTGCCGCCACGCCAAAACCGGGTCGTGCATGGTCCAGCAGCAGGGCCAGTACGTTCGCTTTGTGGACTTCGCCGGCAATCCATACGCAACAGACGAAGAGGTCGAAATGGGCCGGACTTCGTTCGCCAGTCGTTCGAAAGGGAGGGCCGCTTATGAGACTTTTTGATTGGTTAAACCCGCGCAAGAAGGTTGAGGTGGAAGTGGCTGACTACCCCGAGGCGCGGCGTATCGCCCACTCGCTGCGTGAGTTCCCAGAGGACTGGGCGTGGAAAATAAAGGGCTACGAGCTGCTGCACGTCCCGACCGGGTTCGCCATGTGGGTCGCGAACAAAGCCTACGGTCTGGAAGAGATCATCAGTGGCGGTGGCAAAAACAAGTTTTCTGAGCATGAGCAGTCGATCATCTGGCCAGCGGTAGAGGAGTGGCTGGCCCACTGCAAAGTGGGCTTCACCGGACGGCTGCCGAAGGTTCGCATCCACTGGGCCAATGGTGTTTGGTGGGGCATGGCAAAAGGTCATCCGTGGGCAGGTGCCGGGATTTCTCCGGCCGATGCCTACCGGTCCTGGTCGCGCGCCGTCTCAATTCAAGAACGAAAGTATGAAACCCCCGATGAACCGCTGCAGGTCTGGAGCCGTGCACTATGAATAATTTACCTGCGGCACTGCCGCGCAAGAGCCTGACAGCTGTCGAATGCAAGTTTCTCAAGCTGGGCAACCGTCAGCTGCTCGAAGCCAATAACGGCCGTATGGCCTCGGCTGCCCTGATGGACATCGTCGCTGACTGGCACGCCTCCAGATCGAGCGCAGGCTTTGAGGCGTTCGCCAGGGCGTGGGTCATTGAGGGGAACGCCAGAAGCACCATAGCCACCAGACTGCTGATGGAACTCTTCGGCATGAATGAACCAGATCCGAGGAAGGCAGCATGAAAAAAAGAACGTACACAGACAAGCCGCTGGGCGATACCGAGTGGCTGCTGGAGCAATGGGGAAGCTGGCGTATGGACGGTATGGGCGTTCCGCGCTACGTGTCGCCTTCCTACGGCTCAGCAGCGGCAGGAGGTGGCCGGGAATACACGCTCACTGACGACGCCGCGCTGATCATTGACGCTGCGGTTGCCAGGCTGCTCAAACGCAATCAGCAGATGGGTGACTTCGTCTGGCTTTACTTCGGCGCGAAGTGGACCGCCGTGCGAATCGGCGAAAGCAATGGCATGGCGGAGCGAAAGGCGAGGGAATTGATCAAGGCCGGTGTGGCGTGGATTGACTCGGCTTTGGAACATTTTCGCGAAGCTGCGTAAAAAGTTCTATGCGGGCGGATAAACACCTGTTTTCATGGCACGGTGTTCAGCTGTTCCAGCGCGACACGATGACAATCAGACCCCAGCCAAGTGCTGGGGTTTTCGTTTCTGGCGATTCGTATTGCCACAGTCAGGGTGGGCCTTAGGGCGGAGCCTGGACGCGGTATAGCCGGTAGTCACGCGTTACGAAAGAACACCGGCAGTCAGTGTGCCCTCGCTCCATCACACGGGGTAGTGCTGGCGGGCGGCGTGGGAAGACACGCATTTCATGCAGATGAGCTAAGCCCGGCCTTATGGCGCAGGGGAAACAGTCAGAGCGAGGACTGGAGGGAAACGTCGCTACCGCAGCCTGAAAGGGCTGCCATCTGCACCCATTTGAAGGCTCGCCATATCGGCGGGCCTTTTTTCGTTTCTGGAGCAATGCATGCAGAGCCACGACTACGTGCCGAATGTATCAGGCTGGAAGCTTGACGAGGTTGCCGGCGAATTTGAGATCAATTCGGCCCGGATATCGGTCGGCGGCCTCCCTGAGCAGCCTCAGATGATCACCGTTACAGCTAGCGAGTGGGCTGCGCGCGATCTTCCCGAAAATGCTTGGGAGTATTACGCCTTCATTGGCTCAGAGATAACCAAGATCCCCGCAGAGTATCGAGCCAGCGCAAAGATCAGCACGTCCGATGAGTCCTACGAGCCGGGGTTTGCGGACATCCGCGTCATGCTGACCTACGAGAGGCGAGAAACAGCTGAAGAGCTTTCGGCGCGCATGAAGAAGTCGAAAGGCGCCGGATACTCAATCAAGAAAGAGGGTGACAAATTCACCTTTTCCCATGATGGCGTGCCCCGAATCGTGCTGGGCAACCTCGACAAGGCCGACGAAAAGATCGAGACGCCATTCGCCGTTGAAGGCGATCAGGCCTCCCTGGCCCAGGCGTTCATCGACGCTGGCAAGCTTTCCCCGGACTGGGTTTTGCGGACGACCACCAACGCCGCAGGTCAGACAGTGCTTGCGGGCGTTGGCGCCGGCCTGGGCTGCATGTGCGGCGGCGGCTACACCGGCACTCCGGGCGACAAGGAAGAAAAGCCAAGTGTGAAAATCGACTTCAAAGTTGATGTGTCGAAGGGACTGGATCAGCTCCGTGCAGCACTCAGCGAAACCGAGCTGGGCAAAGCCCTGGCTGCCAAGATCGAGCATGAGTTCACCATCAGAGCCAGTGCCGACACTCAGCTTTCCGCTCGCATTGGCGCGGTTGAGGCGCGCGTGAATCAGGGCCTCGGCGTTGCTGACCAGGTCAGAGAAGTACTTCGCTCCGAGCTACGCCCGGGCGGACTGCTCTGGCGCGGTCGGTAATAAACCCCCACTACTCCCAATCGGGAGGTCATTCGGATGCCTCAAATGCCCGACAAGCCAGACACCTGGGCCAAGCTCTGGATAGCCCTCTCGAACCCCTTATGGCAGGGCGCGATCATGGCCATCATCGTCTCTCTACTGCGAGTCCTCTACGACGCCAAGGAAACCAGCAAGCGCCGTATTTTCTTTGAAGCCCTGATCTGCGGTGCGTTGAGCCTCGTTGCGTCAAGCCTGATCGAGTGGATGGCGTGGCCGCCCAGCCTGTCAGTCGCTGCCGGTGGAACCATCGGCTTCCTCGGCGTTACCGCCATACGCGAACTGGTGACCCGGTTCATTGGCCGCAAGGTGGATTCCGTATGAAGGCTCTCGCCGCTGCAATCATCATCGGTTTGGTGGGCCTACTGCTGGTCGGTATCCAGCAGTACCGCGTCATCGCGCTGGAAGGGCAGGTGACGCTGCAAACGAAGACGGCCAAGGATGCGACCGACGCCAATACCGAAAGCCAGAAGACAATCACCACGCTGCAGGCCGAGGCCAAGCGCAATGCCAACTACACGGCCGATCTACAGCAGCGGCTCAAGGCCAGCGAAGACAAGGCCCGACAAGCGAGGAAAGACTTTGAAGACCTCAAGCGTAAGAGCCCGGCTGTTCGTAAGTGGGCTGATCAGCCTTTGCCTGACGGCCTGCGCGGCAAGCCCGCGACCAGTGGTGGTAAAGACATCAGCGGTAAGCCTGGAAGCCCCGGTAATGGTGCCGTGCGAACGGGTCAGCGATAGCGATGAAGACCTGGCACTGAACGGTGACCTCTGGGCCTTGAAGGACCGAGCCGTCAACCTGCTGGACACGTGCGCCGATCAGGTTGACGCGCAGATCAAACGCAGCCAGAGCAAGTAACCAGCGGGGCAAGATATGGATCGTAACCAGATCAGCGTTGCACAGCAGTTGTTCTGGGAGCGCGACAAGCTCCAGGCGCTGCTCGATACCGTCGTATCGGGTAAAGAGCTGGCCGTCTCGATACGCGGCACTTGGCAGGATGCAGAGGTTGTGGCGCAAGTGCAGCGACCGCTGCGGGACTACTACCAGCAAAAGGTCAACTCCATTAACGCGCAGCTCAAGCAGCTTGGCTGGAGCGGAAAGTAAGCGCGTCACAGATTCAGACACTGCCATTTCGTGGCGCGAACACATACAGCCCTAGCACATGCCGGGGCTTTTGCATTCTGGATATCATCATGCCCGCAACAGAAAAGCAGGTGACCGTTCACCAGATTGACTATCAGTGCGACGAATGTGGCAAAGGTGTTATGCGTTGGACCGGGATGGTTCTGACCTCGCTACCGGCGCAATTCCCGCACGGATGCACCGAGTGCGGCGCCCGCGAAAACTATCTGGTTCGGTACCCGTGCACGGAATACCGCGAGGTCTCTAGTCAGCCATGACCAAGAAGAATTGGATGGTCACCACGCCCGGCCACAAACCTTTCCCGATGATCCCTCTTGAGTGCGCCCTCGATCACGACGGCGCGCTTGCCTTTGCCCGGTCGATCTGGCCGAGCTGCACAGTGGAGTAATTCATGACCGATACCAACACGCTGACTCCGGGTGCTGAGCTCAAGATCGAGGCGCTACAAGGATTCGCCAGTGGCTTCATGCTTGATCCATTGGAGCAAGCCATTGAGTCCACTGTTCGCATGCTGCGTGATGAGCAGCAGTGCATGAGAGATGTAGGCGCCAAAGAGTTGTCGCCATTGACCACTCGGCTTGGCGCTCACCTTGACGCTTTGCTGGCGATCCAGATTAAGCGAGTGTCCGTCGACGTCGCGGCTGCCTCGTAAGCATCATGGCCACCAACTCACCCTGGCATCACCTCTATAAGACCAAGCGATGGTATCGGTTGCGATGGCATCAGCTACAGGCCGAGCCGACCTGCAGGTTCTGTCGTGCGCTGGGTACGGTCGAGGCAGCCGACACTGTTGACCACGTCAAGCCTCATAAGGGCGACGAGGCTTTGTTCTTTGATCCGGACAATCTTCAGAGTCTATGCAAGGCGTGTCATGACGGTGCCAAGCAGAGGCAGGAGAGGACAGGCATCCTGCCAGGGCACGACGTGTCGGGCATTCCGGTGGACCCCAACCACCACTGGAACCGTGGATGACCGCATCGGCACTGGGTTGACCTCATAGGTTGGCTCAATCATCGAAATGTGCGATCGATAGGTAAAATCAATCGAAATTGTCTAATCGATAGAGGGGGTGGTCAAATGTTGGGGTTTTTCGATTTATAGGACCGCCCTCGACCCTCTTTTACATTGCTAACCCGGAAAACGCCGCCAAAACACAAAAGCGGCAACATCGAGAAATCCTATGACAGCCAAGCGCAACCGCTCCGATAGCGCCACATCGGCGGTTGCTGCTATGCAGGCCGCTGCAGCCGGTGCAATCAAGCCTCCAAGCTTTGTCAACATCCGCAAAGCGGACAAGCCTTTTTGGGATTCCATTGTGCGCGCGCGTGCGCGTAATAGCTGGACGGATTCAGATCTGGTCATGGCGGGCAACCTTGCCCGATGCCTGTCCGATATCGAGCGGCTTCAGAAAGAGATCGATATCGAGGGTGATGTCATCGCCAACGAACGCAAGACCCAGGTAATCAACCCGAAACACAGCCTGCTGGAAACCTTGAGCCGTCGAGCCGTTGCTTTAAGCCGGACGCTGCAGGTTCACGCCCAGGCCACGCAGGGAGATTCACGGGACCAAGGCAAGAAGGCGACCAAGCAACGCGCCGCTGAGAAGGTCCTGGCCGAACAGGACGACGATGATTTGATCCCGCGGGCGATGCACTGATGGCTGCGAAGCGCAGGACGCGTGGCGAAAAGGTCATTGCCTTCATCGAGAAGTACTGCAGGGTTCCGGAAGGGCAGCACATCGGTAAGCCTCTGCAGCTCGATCAGTTTCAAAAAGACTTCATCCTGGAGGTGTACGACAACCCTGCCGGGACCAGAACTGCTTATCTGAGCATCGCGCGGAAGAATGGAAAGACCGGTCTGATCGCTGGCATCCTGCTGGCGCACATCGTCGGGCCGGAGGCGGTGCAAAACTCGCAGATTGTCTCGGGCGCGATGAGTCGAGAGCAGGCCGGTCTGGTGTTCAAGCTGGCCGTGAAGATGATTCAGCTCAACCCCGAGCTGCAATCGTTGATTCACATCGTGCCCAGCAGCAAGACGCTGATCGGCACACCGCTGAATGTTGAGTACCGGGCGCTCTCCGCTGAAGGAAAAACTGCGCACGGGCTGTCACCAATCCTTGCAATCCTTGATGAAATTGGTCAGGTGCGAGGACCGCAGAGCGATTTCATCGACGCGATCACCACCGCTCAGGGCGCACACGCTGCCCCGTTGTTGATCGCTATCAGCACGCAAGCGGCTCAGGACAGTGACCTGTTCAGCATCTGGCTGGACGACGCCGAGAAGTCGCAAGACCCGCACATCGTCAGCCGCGTTTATCAGGCTCCAAAGGATTGCAAGGTCACGGACCCAGAGGCATGGAAGGCCGCAAACCCAGCGCTGGGTTCGTTCCGTTCGCTGTCCGATCTTGAGCAACAAGCCGAGCGCGCCAACCGGATGCCGGCGTCGGAAAACACGTTCCGAAACCTTTGCCTGAATCAGCGCGTGTCGACGGTATCTGTCTTCGTCTCCAAAGGCGTTTGGGTTAGCTGCGGTGACGAACCGGACAGCCCTGATGGTATGGATCTGTTCGCTGGGCTCGACCTGTCATTCAGAACCGACCTGACGGCCTTTGTCGTGATTGGCAAACGCGATGGCAAGTGGAGCGTCTGGGCGTTCTTTTGGACTCCAGAGCAGGGCCTCGCCGAGCGGGCCAAGCGTGACCGGGAGGCCTACGAGGTGTGGGCGCGGGAAGGCCTGCTGCTGACAACGCCTGGCGCGACGGTGGACTACGGGTATGTGGCTGCGGACATCGCTCGCATTCTTGCCGATCTGGGTGGCGACATTCAGGCAATCGCCTTCGACCGATACCGCATCGACCTGTTCAAGCGTGACGCCGAGGCCCAGGGCGTGGTCCTGCCGCTGGTGGAGTACGGCCAGGGATACAAGGACATGACCCCGGCCATCGACGCCTTGGAATCAGAGCTGCTCAACGGAAGGATCAGCCACGGTATGCACCCGGTGCTGACAATGTGCGCATCCAACGCAGTGATCCAGAAGGACCCGGCGGGCAACCGCAAGTTCGCAAAGGACAAAGCGACCGGCCGCATTGACGGTATGTCGGCCTTGGCTATGGCGTTCGGCGCAACCCTGGAATCTCCAGACACCCAGACAAACCTTGATGATTTCCTCAATCGACCGATGAGTATGTAATGGCAGACACCGACTACAGCATTGACCTGCGCACCCGCAGCCCGTTGTGGGCGCGCATGGCGAGCTTCTTCGTGGGTGGCCGGCTGGTGTCACCAGAGAAGGGCTCGCAGACTGGGCCAGTTTCGGCGACCGGGACTGTTGGCGACTCAGTGGTGAGCGATGAGCGATCGCTCCAGATCGCTACGGTGTTTGCATGTGTGAGGCTGATTTCCAGCGTAACCGCCGGTCTGCCACTGGATGTGTTTGAAACGATCGACGGGAATCGCAAGAAAGTCGGGATGGATAACCCCCTGGCGCGCCTGCTCTGCTATAGCCCCAACGCTTACATGACGGCGGGTGAGTTCCGAGAAGCGATGACAATGCAGCTCTGTTACTACGGAAATGCATACGCCCTGATCGAGCGGAACTCTGTAGGCGACGTGATCAGCATGATGCCGCTTTTGTCGGTGAACATGGATGTGCGGATGGAGAACAAGCGCGTCATATATCGATATCGCCGAGACAGCGAATACGCCGACTTCAAAGCCTCCGAGATATTTCATCTGAAAGGGTTTGGTTTCAACGGTCTAGTCGGACTATCACCAATCGCCTTTGCTGCGAAAACCGCAGGCGTTGCCGTGGCAATGGAAGATCAGCAGCGGGATTTCTATGCAAATGGGGCGAAGTCGCCTCAGATATTGTCTACCGGGGAAAAGACTCTGACCGAGGCGCAGCGCGATCAGTTGGATGTCAACTTTAAGGAGATTTCTGGCGGTCCGGTGAAGAAAAGGCTCTGGATTTTGGAGGCCGGTTTTACAACCCAGGCGATTGGCGTCACGCCGCAAGATGCGGAAACGATGGCGGCCCGGAAGTTCCAGGTAAGTGAGCTGGCCCGATTCTTCGGTGTTCCGCCTCACTTGGTTGGTGATGTCGAGAAGTCCACCAGTTGGGGCACGGGGATCGAGCAGCAGAATCTTGGCTTCCTCCAGTACACCTTATCTCCATACCTGGACCGGTGGGAGGGGAGCATCTGGCGATGGATCGTAAAGCCGGGCGATATCGGCAAGTACCACGCTGAGCACAATCTCGATGGCCTGCTTCGTGGCGACTCAGGCGCACGTGCCTTGTTCATGAAGACGATGGTCGATACCGGTTTGCGTACCGCGAATGAGTGTCGGCGGCTCGACAACATGCCCCCGTTGCCCGGAGGCGACGTCGCGACTCGGCAGTCTCAGAACGTGCCGCTTACCCAACTTGGACAAACGAACCCCGCACCTGGCGGGGTTTAGTTTTTCTGGAGTCAAAAAATGTCCAATATTCAAAAGACCATCGCCTTCGAACAAGCCGAAATCAAGTTTGCGGGCGGCGGATCGCAAGGTGTTTTCGAAGGCTACGCCAGCGTGTTCAACAAGGTAGATGCCGACGGCGACATCATCTTGCCCGGGGCTTTCGCCAAGGCGTTGACCGGGCAGTCACGCGCTGTGGCGATGTTTTTCAACCACCAGCGCAACGAGATACCCGTCGGCAAGTGGTTGCACCTTGAGGAAGACAGCAAGGGCCTGCTGGCGCGCGGCGAGCTGACGCCGGGGAACCCGCAATCTGAAGCGCTCAAGTCCGCCATGCAACACGGCACGGTCAACGGCCTCTCCGTGGGTTTTCTGGCTGGCGCGGGCGACTTTGACCGGATTTCTACCGGGATGGCCTTCAAGTCGATGAAACGGCTGCGCGAGATCAGTATTTGCACTGAGCCCGCCAACGAAGACGCCTCCATTTCTTCGCTGAAGAGCATGGACGCCATCGAATCTATTCGTGATGCGGAGCACTGGCTGAGGGATTCGGCCGGACTGTCCAAATCCGAGGCGCAGGCATTGATTGCCCGCATCAAGTCCGCAGTTCGGAGCGATTCCGAAGGTGGCGAAATCACCGCGATCCTGGATCGCATCAAGTCCTTCCCATCTGTAGGAAAATGAAAAATGTCCGAATTGGCCCAAATCCAAAAGGCGATTGAAGACGCGCAGAAGAACATGACCGAATTGTTCGACGCGCAGAAAAAAGAGATATCCAGCACTGGCGAGATCAGCAAGAAGCTGCAGGGCGATCTGCAAACCGTTCAGGACGAACTGAAATCTGCCGGTACCCGGTTGTTCGATATTGAATCGAAGCTCGCCGGCGGCAGTCTGGATAACCCGGAAGCCAAGAAGTCGTTTGCTGAGCGCGCCGCCGAAGACCTGAAAAAAGGCTGGAACGGCTCCACTTCTGGCAAAGTCGACGTGAAGAGCTTCAGCAAGGCATTGGGCGCTGGCGCTGCTTCTGCGGGAGCCCTGGTGCAGCCGCAACAAAACGCTGGCATCCTCATGCCCGGCCTGCGCCGCCTGACCATCCGCGACTTGTTGGCTCAAGGTCGAACAACTTCGAACGCTATTGAGTATGTGCGTGAGAACGTTTTCATCAATAGCGCTGCACCGGTAGCCGAAGGCGCGCTCAAGCCTGAGTCGCAACTTACCTTCACCAAGGAAACAGCCAACGTCAAAACCATTGCTCACTGGATTCAGGCTTCGCGCCAGATCATGGACGATGCACCGATGCTGGAATCCTATGTGAATGGCCGACTCATGTTCGGTCTGGACCTGGTGGAAGAAGGGCAGTTGCTCAATGGCGATGGCACTGGTGACAATCTCATCGGCCTGAACAAGGTAGCGAGCGCCTACGATGTGGCGCTCAACGCTACCGGTGATACACGGGCCGACCAGATCGCCCACGCTATCTTCCAGACCAGTGAGTCCGAATTCGAGGCGTCCGGCCTGATCCTCAATCCTCGCGATTGGCATGCGATCGCACTGCTTAAAGACGCTGATGGGCGCTATATCTTCGGCGGCCCGGCAGCGTTTGCAGCAAAGGTCATGTGGGGCCTGCCGGTCGTGGCCACCAAGGCACAGGCGCAAGGCACGTTCACTGTCGGCGGCTTCGACATGGCGTCTCAGATCTGGGACCGCATGGACGCCACCATCGAGATCAGCAACCAAGATCGCGACAACTTCGTCAAGAACATGCTGACTATCCTTTGCGAAGAGCGCCTGGCGGTAACTCACTACCGTCCGACTGCGATCATCAAAGGCACTTTCACTGCGGCGACCAACTAAAGGAGCGGGGCAGGAAACTGCCCCGGTGTTTGCATGGTAACGATTCGAGCTTTGCGTCAATTCTCCCATTATCACGCCGGTAACTTTGATCAGTTCGAGGAGCGGGCGGTGACTGATGAAGTTGCTGAAGCACTCATCGGCATGGATTTAGCCGAGCAAGTAGAGACGGTCGCACTGGCGAAGGAAAAGCCAACGACGGTCAAGAAAGACAAGGCGACCTAAATGATCGATCTGGCGCGCGTGAAGCTCCACCTAAAGGCGGATGGCGAAGAGGAAGACATGCTCATCGCTGGTTACTTCGAGGCGGCCAAGTCTCACGTCGCCATGCATTGTGATCGGGAGCTTGTCGAGACCGCGCCCACAGGGCCGGAGCAGATGGGCTTTACGCCTGATGTTGAGCAGGCAGTGCTGTTGCTCGTTGGTCACTGGTACGCCAACCGTGAAGCGGTGGTAATCGGGACTATCTCAACAGCGGTACCGTTGGCAGTTGACCGACTGCTCTGGCCAAGGAAGCGTTTCTGATGAGAGCTGGCTCTATGCGACACCGCCCTACGCTCTACAAGCCTGAGCGGGTCAGAAATCGAACCGGTGGTTTTGACGACACCTGGGTCGATTCCGGCAAGCTCTGGGCGGAGTTCACCTTGCCAACTGGCCGCATCGAGGCCGTTGCTGAAAAGCTTGCAGCGGTGGTTACCGCGGAAGTCCGGGTAAGGCCTCGGCCGGATCTGGTTGCAGGCTGCCGCCTGGTGAATAGAGGCGTCACCTATCTGATTGTGGCTGCACTGCCAGACAACGAGCTTTCAATGCTCCGCTTGCTTTGCACCAACGTCCCCAACCCTTGAGGAAATCCTATGAAAGTTCGAGCACTTGCCAGCTTGTCCGGCGCCGTTGGCGACCAGAACACAGGCGATGAATTCAGCGTTGACGCTGCCAAGGCCAAGTCCCTGATTGATCGCGGCTTGGTCGAAGAGGTCAAGGACACCCCGGCCCCGAAAGCCGACAAGGCAAAGGAGTAACCCATGGCGCGCCGGTCCCGTATGTCCGGTGACTTCAAGCTACGCCGGACGCTGCGCAACATTCATCAGAACGTGGACAACGAGCTGCGCCCGGCCATGCAGGAGGCTGCCAACAAGATCCTGGCCACCATGAAGTCAACCATCCCTCGGGACACTGGCGAAGCGGCTGGCGCCCTGAAAGCGTTTGTCTCCAAGAGTGGCCTGGATGCGCAGATCGGCATTCGTGGCAAAAAGGACAACCGCCGATTCTTTTACCTGCGGTTTCTGGAATATGGCACCAAGGGCTACGACGGGAAAAAGCGCGCGGGCAACCGTAGTCGTTCGGTCAAGAACAAGTCGGACGGCTCCACGTTTTTCGGCAAGTACCCGAGCATACCTGCGCTGCCGGCTCATCCGTGGTTGCGGCCTTCGCTGGACGTGAATCGGGAGGTGGTGATGGCAGACATCCGCGCCGCCGTGAATCGAACGCTGAAGAAGGCCAGCCAGGGAGGAAACGATGGCTGATCCGTCCGTCGCCCTGCAGGTCGCACTTTTTGAGCGGCTACAGGCCGAGGTGTCATGCCCCATCTACGATGGTGCACCGTTGGACACGCCTATGCCGTATGTCTCCATCGACCGGGAAATCTCGACCAACACCAGCCCTATCGCCGGGCGCAAGCGTCAGCAGCGCCTGCTTTACCTTACCGTCTGGTCAGATGCTCACGGCCAGGCCGAGGTCAAGCGTATCAACGCTGAAGTGACTGCCGCGCTGGATGAGCGACCCTTGCCGCTGGAAGTTGGCAGGGCGGTTTCTGTCCGCGTCGAACGCGCCGATTCGCAGCGTGATGCCGACGGCGTCACGTACATGGGCGCTATCACTGTCCGCGTCATCACCACTCACTGATTCAACATCTGCCGCCTCGCGGCTTTATCCAATGTGCCTTTTGGAGGATTTTCCATGGCCGACGACAATTTGAACACCGCTGCAGGCTGCCGATTCGGCTTCGGCACCAAGACCGGCGCCGATACCGAAGCCGACTATAAACAGGACGTATACGTCGACGTCGGTGAAATCGAAGACCTGGGCGAGTTTGGCGACACCTTCAGTTCGGTGACTTTCACGTCGCTGAAGGATGGCCGCGTGCGCAAGTACAAGGGCACTGCGGACGCTGGCGACATGACGCTGACTGTCGGTCTGGACAACGGCGATGCAGGTCAGAAGGCCGTGAAGGTTGCCCACAAGGACCGCTCCAAGGGCGATTACAACGTCAAGGTCACGCTGAACGACGGTGACGCAACAGCAACGCCTGCCGTTCTGCCGACTACCTTCTACTTCCGCGTGAAGGTGATGAACAACACCGTTGCGCCTGGCGCAGCTGACAACGTCGTGCGCCGCAACATCACGATGGGCATCAACTCCGATGTCATCGAAATCGCTGCCGGCCCTGCCGCCTGATCGGGTGAACCATGAGCAAGACATTGCACGGCAACATCGATCTTGTCATTGGCGGGACCACCTACCAGCTGCGGCCTACCCTGGCTGCCGTCCGTGCTATCGAGGCGCGTTTCGGCGGACTCCGAGGCGCAGCCAGCGCGCTGCATCAGGTCAGCGTGGACGGCGCCGCGCTGATCATCGCTGCCGGTGCCAACCTGACTGAAAAGCAGACGGAAGGCTTGGCAGAGGCGGTATGGCAGGCGGGCGTAGCAGACATGACCCCGCAGCTGAACGATTACCTGGCAGCCCTGTACAACCCGCGCGGTGGTGAGCCGGGAAAGGAGCAGCCGATGGAGTCAGCGCCGTAGAGGCGGGGAAGAAAAGCGGTAGGGTTTATATAGGGGGCACCGGCAGGGTCCGGGTGGGACCGCGAATTGACTCGGCCACCCCTTTGCCCCAACCACTGTTCACCATTGATGCGAAGATCAGGGGGGGAAACAGTAAAAACCCCTTCCCCAGACACAACCCCAACACCCCCCCAACCAAAACCAAAAC